CAAAGAGTAAACAATGTGTTGCAAAAAAGCACAAGGACTCTAAGCCAGAAATGCACAAATTTCTAGTATATGATATTACAGAAGAATCTTTGCAAGAACAATGGAAAAAACAAAAAGGTCTATGTGCTATTACGAAAAAACCTATGATACTTCCAGACTATCCATACAGGGGGGCAAATTGGTCTGGTGGTAGACATCCAAATAATGCATCTCTCGATAGAATTGATTCAGCAGAGGGATATTATAATGATAATGTAATGTTTGTTCGTTTGGGTGTAAACTATTTGAAAAGTGATTGGCCTAATGAAATAGTAGAGGAATTTTTTGTATGATAATGTTCACAAAACTCAGTTGGCGCAATTTCCTCTCAACAGGAAATTACAAAACAACACTCGACCTCACCAAAGATACCAATACACTTATCTCTGGCGAGAACGGTGCAGGTAAGTCAACCATCCTTGATGCGTTGTGCTTTTCTCTATTCGGCAAATCGTTTCGTGGCACCAATATCCCACAACTACCCAATTCTATCAACGAAAAGGATTGTGAAGTAGAGATTGAATTTACTATTGGCAAAGATTCATATCGAGTGTTTCGTTCTTTGAACCCAAAAAAGTTTGAGATTTACAAGAACGGAAATTTGATTGATCAAGATTCCAAATCAAAAGATTATCAAAAGATTCTTGAGGAGCAAATTCTAAAAATGACATACAAATCATTTTGTCAAATTGTCATCTTGGGGAGTGGCAATTATGTTCCCTTTATGAAACTCACTGCAAAAGACCGAAGACTTGTTGTTGAAAATCTATTAGACATTGATGTGTTTTCTGTGATGAATACTCTTGTTCGTGCGAAACTTCAAGTGGCAAAAGAGTATATCAAAGATATAGATCATAAGGTAGAACTTGTCAAGAGTAAAGTTGATGAAAAAGAGAAACTAATAAAAACACTTTTGAAGAAATCGTCCGATTCGGCAGAAAGTTATAAAGGCGAAATTGAAGAATCCCGCAAGCAGATTGAGGAACTTCGGAGTGAAATCAAAAAGCAACAAGAGAATATTGATCGCCTTCTTGAGAAAGTCAAAGACAAGGATGAAGTACCAAAAAGACTTCTGAAGATGGAAGGTTTAGAACAACAACTCAAAAACAAAATCAAAAATATTGATAAGAATGTAAAGTTCTATAAGGAGAACGACACTTGCCCATCCTGCAAACAAGACATCGAAGAACATCACAAAGAATGTGTATTCAAAGAAAAGGGTGAAGAACGCAAAGAAGTAGAAGAAGGTATTACCGAATTGGTAGAGAACATTGACACCACAGGGAAACGATTGGATGATATCAATATTGTGTTACAAGAGATCAATTCCTTACAAACACAAATCAACGAGAAGCAAAATCAAATTGATTCGTCCCTTCGCTACATTGAGAAGATGCAAAAAAACATCGAAGGTATAATGGAAGAAGGTGAAGAAGTCGAGGAGTCCAAAAAGGAACTTAATGAGTTGATTGGTGAGGGTAAAGGATATGTTGGTGATCGTAAGAAACAAGCAGAAGATAAACATTATTATGAGATTGCGAGTACATTATTGAAGGATAGTGGTATCAAGGCGAAGATTATCAAACATTATCTTCCAATTATGAACAAACTTATCAATAAGTATCTTGCGAATATGGACTTCTTTTGCCAGTTTGACTTGGATGAAAATTTCAACGAAACAATCAAGAGTCGCCATCGTGATGAATTTACATATCACAGTTTCAGTGAAGGTGAACGATTGCGGATTGACTTGTCTTTGCTATTGGCGTGGAGAGAGGTAGCCAGATTGAAGAACAGTGTGAATTGTAACTTGCTGATATTGGATGAAGTGTTTGATTCATCATTGGACTCAGTTGGAACAGAGGAGTTTCTGAAACTTCTAACAACTTTCGGAAATCGGGCAAATATATTTGTAATTAGTCACAAATCTGATACAATGACAGATAAGTTTGAGAACCATATTGTGTTTGAGAAGAAGAATAATTTTAGTAGGATAAAATAGTGGCAACAATTTATAAACCAAAATAGGAGTTAAATATGGCTTGTAAAAAGTGTGGTAAGGACAAAAAAGAAAAGCATGATCTTCTTTATATCATGAATCCTAATTGCGGTTGGTGTAAGAAAGCAGATCCGGTTGTTGAGGAATTGAAAAAGGATGGTTATGAAATAACAACATTAGATATAACAAATCCAAATGAGGCAGAGAAAGCAAATGAAGCAAAATCTAAGCACAATGCACAATGCGGAACACCATTGTTTCTCGACGCAGAAACAGGAAATGTGGCTTGTGGATTTAAAGAGAAGGATGTATTAGAGAAATGGGCAAAGGGAGAAGAAATCCCTGCACCACCAAACCAGCAAAAACCAACACCACAAACACCCAAGAAATATAAGTTAGAATATATTTGGTTAGACGGCAATGAGAATAAAAAGATTCGTAGTAAAGTAAGATATTCGATGATTTCTCAAACGGCACCGGGAGGTATATTGTCAAATATTCCAGAATGGAGTTTTGACGGTTCAAGTACAAACCAAGCAGAAACATCAGATAGTGATTGTATTTTAAAACCTGTTAGAGTTTTTCCGAATGCAATGGAATCAAGAGGGCAAAACCAAATGCCATCTCTTTATGTTCTTTGCGAAGTGTATAATACAGATGGTACTCCCCATAAAACTAATACCAGAAGAAAACTTCAGAAAAATTTTGAACTTTCTTCGAAAGAAAATATATGGATTGCTGTAGAACAAGAATTTATTATCACCGATCCTCTCTCTGGAATGCCGCACGGTTGGAAAGATTATGATTCTGAAACACCACCACCGCAAGGTGATTATTATTGTGGAGTGGGTTCAAACACGAATAAAGGAAGACATGTTATAGAAGCACATGCTAATTTATGCTTACAGTCTGGTATTGCTTATGATGGATTTCATCCAGAAGTAATGCTTTCCCAATGGGAATATCAACTTGGGCCCGGAAATCCTTTGGATATTGCTGATCAACTTTGGTTTTCTCGTTTTCTTCTGCAACGATTAACGGAAAGAATGGATATGGCTATTTCGTATGATCCAAAACCTATGAGTGGGGATTGGAACGGTTCAGGGGCGCATATTAATTTTTCTACTCGTTATATGAGAGAAGAAGCAGATATGGATTATATGAATTTACTTTGTGCCAACATGCAAGAAACACACGATAAGGCCATTGCTGCATACGGTGAAAACAATGATAAAAGATTAACAGGAAAGCACGAAACTTCATCAATAGACAAATATACATGGGGTATTAGTGATCGTTCTGCATCTATTAGAATTCCCATTTCAACAATAAAGGATGGTGGATTGGGGTATTTGGAAGATAGAAGACCATCTGCTAATATGGATCCATATGAAGCATTTTCATATTTAATATCAACTGTATTTCATATTAATGAAGATTTATTGGTTACTACATAGTAATATAAAATGAAAAGAAATTTATCCAATAGTTCATATGAAGAATATATGAAAGATCAATTAATGTTGTTGTCTTCAAAATTTGCTATTAAATCATATAAAAGAGCAGATTTAGATAATTGGTCTTTCTTTGAAAAAGGTAAAGATATTCGCGTGCAAATTCAATGGAAGAAGAATTCGGTTCATGAGTTTGTTGTTGAAAAGGAATTTTGGTATATGAAAAACACCAACAAAGAAGACAGACAATATATGAGAATGTTGGCTGATCCTAAAATTAGTATGTTTAAAAATGCTTTATTTAAAAAAGAAAAGAAATGACCGCACCCATTAAATGGAAAATTAAAGATGGTGATGGAGATTATATTAAATATAAGGAAGGTGATATAGTTTCCAAAAACGGTAAAATATATGCTGCTTTACGAAATACTGATGTACGAGAAGGTTCACCAGAACACGGCGAAAAAGCAGGATGGAAACCGTACACCGATAACAGAATTAAAAAATATACTGAAGATTCTTCCGAACCAATCAATCCCACCGTTGGTGATGAGTGGTATGATAGTTCGAAAGGAATCCTTTTTAAGTATATTAATGACGGAACTTCAACACAGTGGGTAGAAATTTAACACAGGAGATAACTAGAAAGTAATGAGCAACCAAAGAAATGATAACGATAATGGTTATTATGAAGAAGAGTTTAACGATTTATCAAAATCTTTTAAAAAACAGAAATCTAAAAAATCTGGCAGAAGAAGAAAAACCAAAGAAATTTTAAACGATTATTTAGATGATGATATCAATGATGAGGAATATTATTATGAAGAGTTTGAAAAATGGTGATTGATTAATACATAAGTTGGTGTATAATTGGGGTGAATTTTATTTTATGTGGTTTATGGAGATTTTATAATGACAACAACACAAACAACGACGAAAATTTCAAAAGAAACATTAGGTATTCTTAAAAATTTTGCATCTATTAATTCTAATATTCTAGTTAAGTCAGGAAATGTTCTTACAACAATCTCCCCGGTGAAGAATGTTATGGCAAAAGCAACTGTAAACGAGACATTTAGTTCTGAATTTGGAATTTGGGATTTGAATAAATTTCTCGGAACGGTTTCTCTTTTCGAATCGCCAGAATTTGAATTTGATGAGAAGAATGTTCGAATTTCAAACGGTTCCTCAGAAGTAGTATATTATTATTCTGAACCGAAATTGCTCACGGTTCCTAGTAAAGAAATTACAATGCCAGAAGGCGTTTTAACTTTTACTTTAAAACAAACAGATCTTAACGAATTACAAAAAGCATCTTCTATTATGCAACTTTCAGATATGGTAGTTCGTTCTGATGGCGATAAAGTACAAATAGCAGTTCTCGACAAGAAAGATACTACTAGTAATATATATTCTTTGGAAGTGGGCGATTTGCCCCACGGTGATCACAATTTTGAATTTTACTTTAAAGTAGAAAATTTAAAAATGATTCCAGGAGATTATGATGTAATTATTAGCGAAAAGAATATCAGTCAGTTAAGTAATACTAAAGATAATATTGTATATTGGATAGCATTAGAAACAGATTCTTATTATAACGAATGAGTGATTTATGAATACATTAATAACAGGCGGAAGTGGTTTGGTTGGTTCGACTATAGAATCTAAATTTAAACCAAGTCATGATTATGTTGATCTTATGGATATCAATTGGATAACAAGATATATAACACAAAATAAAATTGATTCTATTATTCATTGTGCAGCGAAAGTTGGCGGCATCAAAGCAAATTCTGAACATTTAGGCGAATTTTATTATGATAACATCACAATAAACGCAAATGTTCTTGAAGCCGCAAGACTTACCGGCGTAAAGAAAGTAGTTTCTTTTCTTTCTACTTGTGTGTTTCCAGATAATGCGGTGTACCCATTATCACCAGAACAAATGCATCAGGGCGAACCACACTCATCTAATTATGCTTATGCGTACACAAAGAGAATGTTAGAAGTTCAAAGTAGAGCATACAGGGATCAGTATGGGTGCAATTTTGTCACAGTAATTCCTTGTAATATTTACGGACCAAATGATAATTTCAATCTGGATTCTGGACATGTTATCCCTTCTCTTATTCATAAATGTTATATAGCAAAAGAAAACAATACCGATTTTGAAATATGGGGAACCGGAAAGCCATACAGAGAATTTATTTATTCAAAAGATGTAGGATATATTACAGAATGGGTTTTAGAAAATTATGATGATCCAGAACCACTAATCATATCACCAGATGAAGAAATAAATATTGCGGTTTTAGCACAAGATATTGCATGGAAAATGGGATTTGAAGGAAATATTGTTTTTAATCAAGAAAAAGATGGACAGTTTCGAAAACCATCAGATAATAGTAAATTGAAAAGTTTGTTTCCTAATTATAAATTTGTTCCTATTGAAATAGGATTACATAAAACTATAGAATGGTTTAAAGAAAATTATGATAAGGCTAGAGTATGAAAAAGATTGCATTAATTACAGGGATAAACGGGCAAGATGGATCATATCTTGCTGAACTTCTTTTAGAGAAAGGATATTATGTTCATGGTATTTTGAGAAGAAATTCTGTTGCAGAAAACCAAACAGCACGATTGGATGATATTTTTCATCATGAACGATTAGAATTGCATTATGGCGATTTGACAGATTTGGCATCATTGATTCATATTTTTCAACATGTTCAGCCATATGAAATATATAATCTCGCAGCACAATCCCATGTGCGAATTAGTTTTGATATTCCAATTCATACATCCCAAGTTGATGCAATTGGCGTATTAAATATATTCGAAGCATGTCGCATAGCATGTCCATATGCAAAGATATATCAAGCAAGTTCTTCCGAAATGTTTGGTAATTGTGTTGATGATGATGGGTTTCAAAGAGAAACAACACCAATGCGGCCAGTAAGTCCTTACGGTTGTTCAAAAGTTTATGCTTTTAATATAGGAAGGAATTATAGACATTCATATAATATGTTCATCAGCAATGGTATTTTGTTTAATCACGAATCCCCAAGAAGGGGTTCAAATTTTGTGACAAGTAAAATTGTTCAAGGAGTAATTGCAATTGCTTCTGGCGAAGCAAAGAAACTTCATTTGGGCAATTTAGAAGCAAGAAGAGATTGGGGACATGCTAAGGATTATGTGTATGCAATGTGGATGATGCTACAGCAAGATAGTCCAAACGATTATGTGTGTGCAACTGGTGTTTCTCATAGTGTTCGTGATTGTTGTGAATATGTTTTCAACAAATTTGGAATGAATTATGAAGATTATGTTGTCTTGGATAAAAAATATTTAAGACCGGAAGAATTGCACGATCTAAAAGGTGATGCAAGCAAAATTCGTGAAGAACTTGGATGGAAACCGGAATATACTTTTGAAAGTTTAATGGATGATATGATTATTAGCAACGAAAATTATAATAAAGTAGTAGGGAATATTTATACGCCATATGATGCAGTAAGATAAACATGACAATGACAGAACTAAAAGAATTTATTTGGTGTGAAAAATATAGACCGCGATCTATAGAAGAATGTATTCTTCCCTCTGGTATTAAAACCACTTTCCAGAAAATGGTAGATTCTGGGGAATTACAGAACTTACTTTTATCTGGTGGTGCGGGGTGTGGTAAAACAACTATTGCAAAAGCACTCTGTAATGAATTAGAAACCGATTATATTATGATTAATTGTTCTGAGGACGGAAATATTGACACACTCCGAACAAAGATTCGTAATTTTGCAAGTACGGTTTCTATTACAGGAGCAAAGAAGGTAGTAATTCTGGACGAATTTGATTATAGTAATGCACAATCAACACAACCTGCATTGCGGGGATTTATAGAAGAGTTTAGCGAAAATTGTAGATTTATTCTTACCTGCAATTTTAAGAATAGAATCATTGAGCCAATTCATTCTCGTTGTACTTGTATTACTTTCACAATCCCAAAGAAAGAAAAGCCTGCACTTGCTCTTAAAATGTTAGGAAGAGTTAAGTATATTCTTGACAATGAAGGCGTTTTATATGAGGAAGAAGTTCTTGCAGAATTAATAAATAAACATTTTCCTGATTTTCGTAGAACAATTAACGAACTTCAAAGATATTCTATAGCGGGAACAATAGATGTAGGAATTTTAACTACAATTGGTGATATTAATGTCAAGGATTTAATAAGATATATGAAAAATAAAGATTTTACAAATGCAAGAAAATGGGCAGTTGAAAATCTTGATAATGCACCCACAGAACTTTTTCGAAAAATATATGATGGATTATATGAAGGGGTGACTTCTCCTTCAATACCGCAAGCAATTTTAGTGTTAGCAGAATATCAATATAAGTCTGCGTTTGTAGCAGATCAAGAAATTAACCTAGTAGCATGTATAGTAGAACTTATGATCGGATGTGAATATAAATGACAAAGATATTAGCAGAAGGCAACCACATAATTGTTGAAAAAATTGATTATAATAAAGAAGAAACTACAGAAAGTGGTCTTATTATAAAGAAAAGTCAAATTCTTGATAGTTCTTTTTGTGAAGCAAAAATAATTTCGATGGGAAAAGGTTTACCTAATTTAGCCGGAAATATACCACAGGTAGATTACACAAAAGGAGATACTATTCTTTATGATGCACGATCAAGAATAGGTTTACATAATGATTTTGATGTTATTAAAAGAGAAGATGTTATAGCAATGGTTGTCGAAGATGAAACTGAGTGATTATTTAACAGCAATAAACTATTCAAAAGATTCTTTGATGGATACGGATAACGAACAGATAGAGAAAAAATATACACCATTTGTCATTAATAGGTGTCTTTCTTATTTTATTGATACGATTTTATATTCGAATAGTATGAATATGTACCCCCAAATTTCATCAAAGATGCAATTTGATTATCTTTCTAATTCTATTCGAAAAAGAAAACGATTTAGCAAATGGACAAAAAAAGAATTGAGCAGTGATTTGGAAATTATTAAAGAAATGTATAATTATTCTAACTCCAAAGCAAAAGAAGTTATTGATTTATTAACTCCAAATCAAATTAGAGAAATAGATGAATATCTTCATGGTGGGGGGTGTAAGAAAGAAAAACCATACATAAGAAGTACCACAATTTAAAAGGATTGTTTATTATGGTTAATGATGAAGATATTTTTCGGGGATTGGGTGTAGAAATAAAATTAGAATCAGAAGATGATTTTCTTAAGGTAAGAGAAACTCTTACTCGGATGGGCATTTCTTCTAGAAAAGAAAAGAAATTATATCAATCTTGCCATATTCTTCATAAAAGAGGAAGATATGCTATTCTTCATTTTAAAGAATTGTTTGAATTAGATGGATTAGAATCGAATATATCTGATAGTGATATTGGGAGAAGAAACACAATTGCTAATCTTTTAGCAGAATGGGAACTTCTTAGTATTATTGAACCAATTGAAAATGATGAACCGACTTTAAAAATAGGACAGATAAAGATCATATCATTTAAAGATAAAGATGAATGGGAATTAATACCAAAATACCATATTGGCAATAGTTGAATTTGAGGTTTATATTATGAAAACCCCCTTGATAAGTTTTTATAGTGATATAGAAGAAACAACATACTACAGTGAACACGCTTCTCGTATTATAAAAGAATGTGAGGAATTAGAAATTCCATACGACATTCAAAAGAAAGAATCTCTCGGTTCTTATCAATTAAATTGTTTGAGCAAGCCACAATATATTTTAGATAAAATGGAAGAATTAAATTGCCCTGTATTGTGGATGGATATTGATAGTAAGATACACAAACCATTAGACATTTATGACGATTTTGATGAGTCTGTTGATGTAATAGTAGCAACCGCAAACGGTAGACTTTCTGGAATGAAAGCATCTCCATTATATTTTGGTAATACAGAAAAATCAAAAGAATTTATTAAAGCATGGATTTCAACAACAAAAGATATTTTAGAAAATGGGGTGGGGGTGTTTGATCATGAACCTCTTTTTTCTTTAATTCCTATGTTTATCAATAAGATGAATATACAATATGTTGGTCCCCAATATTGCATTTGGCCAGGATATACAAATGAAGATACTTATGTTACTATGGGACTTGCAGATGCAGAATCAAAGAAAGAATCTCTAAGAACTCTTGGAATAGCAGAAGACACAATTGAGTGGCAATCCCCGGGGAATAAAGTATGAAGATTCAAGGAAGAGGTTTGCCGTTTAGTCATCATCAGTCTTCTTGTTCGAACAGAATACCTAAGAATTTTACATGGACAGAAGAGGAGTCTGAAATTCAATTATGGATGGATTTGGCCATTCCTTATGGGGCACAAGAAGTGAGAAAAGAAGGAATTAAAAAGTATGGATGGTTTTGTGAATCAAAGGCAATTCTTCCACATCTTCAAGATGCATTTGATAATCCTTCCATTTTAGAAGAAATTGTTGATGCATATGATGGTATATTTACATGTGATAGGGAATTGGTAAATAAACACGAAAAGATTCATTTTTGTTTAGCAGGAAGTAATCTGCCTTGGATACCAGAAAAAGATTATAAAATATATGATAAGTCTGAATTTGGTTCGTTTATTGCTTCTTCAAAAATTTATACAGAAGGACACAAATTTAGGCATAAGCTTTATAATAACTTAAAGGTTAGGTCTGAAGGACATAATATAGTTCATTTGTTTGGCGGTTTATCCAATAATATGTTTGGTGTAAAAAAA